GATTCACCGTTCTACCGTCATGGAATGGGCACGAACCGGATGTCCCAGCCTCAGGGCAGTTGCAGTGAACAACCGGCGTAAGCCGGTCAGCCGCATCCCGCGAGATGGACGCGAGAAGTCTTTCGTACTCGGCGGCGACAAGGATTTCGTCCGATCCGATGACTTCGATGTATTGGTCCGCCCGGTCCTTGTGACTCCACGGATCAACCCGTGAGTAGTCCAGCGGGAGTAGTTCGTTAGACCACGTCGAGAACTCGGAGCCACGGCGATAGCCGAGAGCCTTGTCCTCAGTCCCGTCAGGGCGGATGTGGGCGGTATAACAGACGTACGGAACGCTGACCGGGACCTCGTCTAGGACCACGTCCTGCACGACCTCAACGACATCGTATCGAGTGGCTGGCTCCCGAAGCTGGGCTGCGTGAGCCTCCGCAAGCTTCTTGGAGGCGAAGGTTCCCCTTAGGTCGCGGCTGAACTGTTCGTATTCTCCCGATTCAGCCCAAACGTACCAGACCTTCACCCGATAGCCCTCCCCATCCGGTCAGCCGCATCCCGCGAGATGGGCCGCTCGTATTCGCGGCGGACATGCCAAGGTAGAACCTCCCACGGGTCGCCCCGACTATCGGCATCGGCTTGTGCGGCGGCTTCCGACGTGTAGATGGCTCCGACTTCGGGTGGGTCGTAGTTGCTGTAAACGACCGCCCACACCTCATACATCGGATCGGCTGAGTCCGCGGCGGGCCGTTCCCGCGAGACGCACAGTACGCCTCGGGCATCTCTCCGAGTCCGGCCGCACCAAGCACAATGGATCGCCGGCCACTGATGCTTCATCCGATCGCCTTGTTGATCCGGTCAGCCGCATCCCGCGAGACAAGCGACTCATTGAGGACCCGCTCGACGGCCCCGACGTAATCGGCGTGCGTCTGACACAACTCGATGAATACGTGGATATCGGGCCACTCCATCAGACCCACGCTGGGCTCGTGGCAATCGTTGATGGCGCACTCGCGCACATCGCTCACCTCATCACCTCATCCAGCCTGTCCGCCGCGCCCCGGCTCACCCTGGGCAAGAGCCGCGTATAGCGTTTCTGCATCTCCAAGGAGCGGTGGCCCATGATGGCGGCCACGGTCACCTCTGGCACGCCCTCGGCCAGGAGGATCGTGTTCATCGAAGCCCTCAACGAGTGCCACTTCATGTACGGGATGCCCGCCCGCTTGAGCGCGCCGGTCCACCAGTTCTGCAGCGTAGAGAACGCTACCGGGTTGCCGTGCAGGTCGCTGAACACGAAGTCGTTGGGCGCCCACACCTTCGCCGCCCGCTTCTCCCGGTCGCGTTCCTCGATGCGCTTCGCCAGGGCCTCCGCGACGAACGCCGGGAGCGGGATGGTGCGCCCGCTGTCGGCCTTCGGAGCCACGAGCCGCCACCACTCGGCGCCGGGCGTCCGGGTCGAGACGGGGACGCGGCGGAGGGAGTAGCGAATCGTCACGGTTTGGGCTTCGAGGTCGACGTCGGTGGTGCGGAGGCCCAGACACTCACCGCGACGTATACCAAGCCCGAGGGATACGACCAGCAACGGAGCGAAGCGTTCATCCTTGACGGTCGCAATGAGCCGGCGGGCGTCCTCCACGTCAAGGACGGTGGGCGTTCCAGCTTTCGGTCGCGGGGCCTTGATGTTCGCCGTCGGGTCATGCTCCAGCATCCTGTCTGTCACGGCTTGCCGCATCGCCGTCCGCAAAACGACGAACGCACCCATTCGAGTAGCCGGGGCGCCACGCCAGACAGACATCGCGGCGCGGACCATCGGGGGGGTCACCTCCGCAAGCGGCACAGAGCCAAGCGTCGGCAGTATCCGCTGCTCGAGATGGTGCCGGTAGCGGTCGAACGTCCACGGTCCGAGTTCCGTCGTCATCAGCCATGAGCGCACGTAACTCCCGACGGTATGCTCGGTCGGCACGGTGTTGGCGCGGCGGCGGACGAGCTCGTCACGTAGCAGCCTCTCCGCCTCGGACCGGGACGCGGCGGACAACCACGTCTCCCGGCGCCTGCCCGATGGGTCGGTGTAGGGCACCACGGCCACCCAGGGGCGCGCCCTCCAGCGTCGCTGTCCGGCCTTCGGATGCCCCGCCGGATAGCGGTCCCGGCGCAGGATGACCGTACCCTCGCCGGGGTGCCGTCGCTTGGGCTTGTGACGTCCGGTCGGATTTGCCACGCTGGTCATCGTAGCGCCCTCGCATCAGCTCGTGAACCGCCTCCCTGGGAATACGTCGGCGCCGTCCGGGAAGGCAGGGCAGGATGCCGGTCCGTATCCAGTTGCCGACCGTCCAGTCCGAGACGCGGCACAGCGCCGCGACTTCGCTGATCGTGTAGGGCGGCTGGGGCTCCACGGTCATGGACGCATCGCGAGGATGTGGTCGAGGAACGCGATGATCGGGGTGAGGTGGAAGACCACGTAGATCCAGAGCAGCGCGAGCAGGGCGTCTATCACGGCTGGGGCTCCACGGTCCTAGCGGGCCTCCAACGTCTTGTCGATGCGGACGGTCTCGTTGGCGGTCGAGGGAAGCGATGTGTCGGTGATATCGGCCCACGCTCCGGGTTCGGTATCAGGTGTCGGGGCCGGGGTGTCTCGACGGAGCGGGCGCTCGTATTCAGCCGTGTCCTCGGCGTAGATAGTGTCTCGGATGGCGGCCTCGATGAGCGGACGGTGGCGGGCGATGGTGACGGCCATCGGATCAGGGCCAGAGCGCAGGTCCGCGTAAAACGCCTCCCACGCCGCCGCCAGCGGGTCGCGTGCCGGGTCGGTCATGGTTGATCCTCCGAAGTGTCTGTGGCCGGGGCGGTAGGGCGGGGCACTGTCACGTGGGGTATGGCGTAACCCCCGAGTCGTGGCATGACCGTGACGCGCAGGATGCCGACGCTCGGGTCAGCGAGCCGCGAGAACGCACGCCGGTCGAGGTCGATGATCCGACCATGCCCGCAGAGGCACCAGTCGGTCAGCTTCGTCGTGATGCAGTTCGATAACCCGCAAACCCGCACGGTCTGTCCGCGCCAGCCGGAACCGAGCCAGCGTCGGAGGGCCGGACCGGCGGCGGCTTCTCCGGGGTGCCATGAGTACCAGGTGGCGAGGCCGGAGATGGTGTCGGGGGCCGGGATCGAACCGGCGGCCTTCGCGGCTTCAACGCGACGCTCTACCGTCTGAGCTACCGCCGACACGGGAGTCGCTACCGGCGCGAGGAGCAGGGCGATGGCGAGGAGGAGGGGCTTCACCGCTTCCGCTCCGCGACACAGATGGTGTCGTTGTGCGCACCGCCGTGGGCCACGAGCAGGATTTCGAGCACGTCGTAGCCGCGTTCGACGCCAAAGCCGGCGCTGTTCCAACCGAACGAAAGGGCGATGCCGCCGGGGACCAGTAGTCGGTCAAGGGCATCGCGGACCTCGCGGTAGAGGCGACCGTTTTGGCCGCTGGCACTCTTGGCGAGTCCGACCGACTGATAGACGGCCACGATCTGGCCGGGGCTGTACGGGGGGTCGAACAGCACGCACTCAGCCCGGACACCAAGCTCCGAAAGCTCGGCGCAAAAGGCGCCCGCTTCCATGTGAAACTCGGCGGTCGTCACGGGAGATAGGTCGTTGCGGTGCGTCGCCCATTCGCTGTTGCGGGCGAACGGATCAACAGACGGCGGACGGTGCCACCGCTCCAGGAAGGCCGCGATAGGCGGAACGTCGAACGTCTCGGAGTTCGGCATCGCCCAGGCGCGGCTAATCCCGTATCGCGGCTCCGCGACCAGGCCGAGCGTCATCGGCTCCGCGTTCACCGTGACCCCCACACGGCTACCGCAGCGACGCCCAGGACCAGCGCGAGCAACGCCAGCACGATCCAGCCGAACACCGGGAAGCGGCGCGGCTCGGCGTCCAGCGTCCAGCCGGCGTAGGGCTCCGGGACGGTGAGGGGGTCGGGATCCGGCTGAGCGTCCCTCGGGAACTCGGTTCGGAACCACGCCCAGAACTCCGCATCAGTCATGGCGAACAGTTCGACGTCCGACGGCCGCGTCACGATCCGGCCTCGGGCTCGCGGGACACCGGCTCGCTGAGAGCCGACCGAATATCCGGTTCTAGTGCCCGCACCTGTTCGCGGTGGGTTTCGAGCATCGCGTTACGGTCGCCGTCGTGGTGCCATTCGCAGCCGATGTCGCGTGAATGGAGCGCAATCGCCAGCCGTTCCACGTCCAGCGGCGCCACCCGGAGCCGGTCGAGCAGCGCGAGGACTACGGACGGCGAGGCGGCGGCCACGAACTCAC